AATTTCTGTGGTTCTATGTTTTGTCTTTGCCCAACTAGGTTTTACATAGTCTGCATGATAAAACAAAGCACCGTCTGTTATGTCTATAAGTATATAACTATTTGATAACATTGTCAAGGAAAAATTTAACATTTGTTCATATTCTTTTACATTTTTTGGTTCATCACTTTTACCATCACAGAACCAACTGAACTGACACTTATGCCTAATAGGATACATGACACCATTCTTTTTCCAACTCTCACGCACAGGCCCTTGTTCTACGACCTCACAGACGGTATTAGGAAACCTTTTATCATCTACACGATTTAATACCACATTACTTACTGCAAGTCTACCAGCAGTTCCTTGATTACGAGCTTCATAATACATATTCTTTGCAAGACAAGTTGCTTCGTATAATATAAAGGGGTCTGATTTATCCTTATCTATTGCTGGTGTTAGGAATAGTAATCCTGCTACCAATATTTCATTTATCATCTTTCCACCTCTCTAATAATATTTCTTGTTTCTCATATGCCTCTGCTTCCATTGCAGCCAACATAGGTTGCATCTCACCACGAGCCTGTTGTTTTACATGAACCATTTCGTGCATGATGCAAGTTATAAAATCATCACCTTCTAATGTCTTTTTTATTTCTATAAAATGTTGTCGGTTATCTCCACCTTCCCAACAATAACCATCTGCTTTACCATCTAATTCTTTTTTTAAATCAATACAGATATCTAAAGTTTTCATTCGTGGCATAAGTTGTCTTATACACCAATGTGCAATTTTGGCTGTAAATTCTTTTTGTTTTTTACTGCCGCCATTTACCTCAACTATATTACCTTTTTCATTCGAAATCATTGGAAGATTCACTTAATTCTATATTATCTAAATCTAAAATTTCTTCTTCGGTCATGTTATGCTCCTACGAAATATTTAATCAATCCATTTGCCATGATTGCAATACCTACTGCATTTATAATGATAAGTGACCTATCATTCCACATCATAGCTACTATTAACCAACCTGCTAATCCTACTAAATGCACAAATATGTTTAGTGGATATATCTGATTAGCAGTAAGTAACATACCTACTAGTAATATTATACTTGCAGCCCATTTTATATACCAATCTTTAGTATGTGTTGGTGTTACTTTCTGTAGCACATTCTCATTCATTTTCATTTTAATATATTCTTCGTCTGTCATCTTTATACTCCCATGCTACATAGTGTAATTCCACCTAGAATTATTACTACTATTAATATTGCTACTAGTTTACTCATATTAATTTACCTTTACTTTTAATTTATTTAAAATGTCGATAGACTCTTTAAAATTAGCATTTTCTAATTTTGTTAATTTTGCAAGAGAATCAACTTCGTTACCTAGTTGAGCTTGTAACCCTTCCATAAATTTCATCATTAAACCAAGTTGTTCATTTATATTGTCAACTTTACCATGCAAGTCATCTATCTCTTGCATTATATCATCATTATTATAAAAAGTATCACTCATATTATTTTCCTCTCATTTATTATAAATAGTTAGCGCCAGTCCAAACAACACCAAAATTACCTTTTAGGACATTACCTCTTTTACCAGCACCCACCATTGTGTATGCACCGTAACCAGCAGCTTTTAAGATATCACCTTTTTTCAAAAGACCATTAGCACTATCTTCTTTTACGACACCACCCCAGATTGACTGTTGATTACCTAGTGTCTTGTAAATACCAATGTATTTCTTACCGTCTTTAATAGTCCAACCGTTCTTGAACTGTTCTTGCATCTCCAACACATGGTTTGGAACTGCATCTTCTGACTTATAAGACCTATCACAATAATCTGCGTTTGCAGCCTTGATTAAGTTTTCAATACCGTCTTTAATGTTTGTAAATTGTTTTGTTACTGTTTTCATATTTGTTTCCTCTCTCATTGAATATACCTTATTATAACAAAAAAAGAGGGGTTTGTCAACCCCTCTAAAAATTCCTAGTAAAAACAATGACTTACCTCATCATATATTACATCACCAAATGGCAAATTACCGAATCACTAGGAAGTGATTCGCATGACTGTGATGATGAGGTTGAGAGGTGTGTCATGCGAACCAAACTGTTAACCCATAAATGCGTTTAGGGCAAGAATAATAGTAAACCAACATAAACCTAATGTTGCAGCTTCAAATAATATTTTCATAATATAACCTTCTTTGTTTGTAATCAATATACCTATTGTACAATAAAAAAAGGGGTTTGTCAACCCCTTTTTCTAACTTTTATATGAAAAATATTTTTAGAATGTAAATGATAATGCAGTACCAATCATTGCAGATTGTTGTTTCATATCTTTATCTGCGATAACTTCTACATATGGACTAAAACTCATATTCTCATCAAGATTGATTCTTATACCAGCTTGATTTTTAATATCATCAATTTTAGTGTCTTCTGTTTGTCCTTGACCAAATGTCCAACGAGGTTGTACTTGACCCCAAACACTTAGTTTGTCACCTAGTCCGATTGAAACATTACCGATTAAACGATAACGCCAATTGTCGTCAGTTGACTCATTTTCATAATTTCTAAACTCAACTTTATGTCCTAACGAAAATTTAGTGTTAGATTTAGATATTGAACCATCTTCGTTGGTTGTATCTTCTGGACTCCATTTAATTAGAGTGTGAGTTAAGTTAGGACGATACTCTCTTGCACCATCTTCTTCAGATATTCTAACGGCTGCTGTAACATCATACCACTTTTTATCAAGTTTGTATGAAGGTTCAACATGCATATAATCAGAACGATAATAAGTTCTTATATCAAGTCCCATATTACCATTTTGTATTCTATAGTTATGCTCTGATTTAGTCCAATTACTGTCAGTAGCCGCAGCTTCTTTTTCTTTGCAAGCAGTAAATAAAAATAATGTTGCTAGAAGTGTTACGAATAATTTCATTTATTTTCTCCCTTATAGAATAAAATATTCTGTAGTATTTATTGAAAACAAATACTGTAAACAGAATATTCATAAAATCTTAATATATTTTACTTTGTTAAATCCCACTTAGTTGGGTCTTCTGGTGGCATATCAGTTAGTGGGCTATTACCTTGTTGCCAGCGTGTATCATCTGGGTTTGAAGGTCTATATAAGTCTGGGTTTATATTTTCAATAATTCTCCATTGATTAGAATTATCTGGTGTTCTTCCTGTCTGGTCACACCCAGCATATACGATATCTATGTCCTCTGGCTTATCTTTTTCAAAATCTATTTTTTCATCATAATAAGGCCCTGCTTGAGTTTCAAAAGTCCATCTTAACATATTTTGACATTGTTCTTGACTTGTCTCTTGTATGAAAGGCACACTTTCAAAACTTGTGCAGTTACCATGAAAACATATGAGCATTATTGCCACATGAAATATTTCAGGCATGTATTCTCCTATTCAGCTATACCACTCGCAGACCGACTTGCCTGTGGATAAACTGGCGCTTCTGGAACTGTAAAATTTTCAGTCCAACCAAATGCTTCTATTACTACTGGTTCTGAAAGGCCTTTATATACTTGGTGCAATCTTTTGTCTTTAGCTGCAACAAGTAGGTCTGCTTCACTTTCGTGTAAACCTTCCAACATCTGTATAAACATTTGTTCTTTCTTATATTGTACAGTTGCGTTATCAGCACCCTTAATGAAGTGCCATAGTTTTCTAGCTTCGTATGCTAGAGTGGAATGTTCTGTTCCTTCTGGAGCATCATTCCTTTTAAATGGAACATTACCTTCTGGTACAGCCCATTCAATCTTTGGGTCAAAAGATGCTTTGATTATCATACGAAGAGCCTCTGTATTGTGTTCTCTCAGTATGTTTATCTTTTGTCCTTTTGTTTTTGCTTTGTGTACTTTATCAAGTACCTCTGAAAATAATAATGTGTCACCTGCCATTTTAAAAATCTCCTATCGATTCAGTTAATTCTTTTAGTTTATTATCTATAAAATAATTAAGTAGTTTACTTCTATCTCCATGAGGAGCTCCATCTATCTCAGATAAAATCTGTTCTTCTAGTTCTTGTGGTATTTTATCTAGGTTGATTAACTTCTCATTTCTCTGATAGTTTCTCTTGGTTTCCTCTGGCATGCTATCCATAGATTCTAACCAAGTTTCTATCTTTTTCTTTCCTAAAGGTCTTTGACGTAATCCTTCTGTAAATGTAATATCTGGTGATAATACATTAGGCACGCCATCACTAGAATCACCTTTTAGTATGTGTGTTCTTATATAGGTGTCTGGATTATGTCCATTTACATGTTTCTTTAGGATAGGACTGTATTGTCTTACATTCTTATATTTGTGTAACTGTATGAAATCTTTATCACCAGATACAATCATAGTTGGTTCACTCTCTTTTTTACATAGTGTACCAATAATATCATCAGCCTCTGCACCATATACCTCTAGGTATTTGTATGGTAGATACTCTTTGAACTCTGCCTTAATCTTATTCAGAACACCAAAGATATTATCCCAATCTTTTGAGTCATTCTCTCTAGCCTTCTTACGATTTTGTTTATACTGTGGAAAGAAATCTCTTCTCCAATAATGTTTAGAGTCATAAGTTAGTATTACTTCACCATACTTTTCTTTAAACATATTTCTATATAAACGAATAGAGTTAAGAATCATATGTCTTACCATACCTTCATCAACTGTTTTTTGTTTAGTCATATTCAAATGCATCATCAGACTGGCTAATGAGATTTGATTCATATCAATTATTATCACTTGTTTTCCTTAGTTGGTGGTCGCCAGTAAGCATTAAAACTCATTGACCTTCTTTCCCCATCACAATAAAATGGATATACACTATGTTTTAACCATGAAGGAAATACTAATATCATTCCTACTTCTGGTTTTACCATTAGAGTATCACTTCTCATATCTTGAGCTTCTCCATATGCAAACTCAATCAATCCACTTGCTGGATAATGGTCTTGCGTTTCCTTCACAAAATGGTTTTCCATACCATCTGGTATCTTTAAATATATCACACCAGAAAAATGACCACTATGTTTATGCCATGGGTTGTATTCATTCTTGTATTGACTTACAATCCAACTCTGGGTAATGTTAATATTTTCCTCTTTAGGTTCTGCACCATTAGTTGCTTTATTCCATTCATATGACCTACCCCATGCTTGCATTTGTTTTAAATATTCTTGGCAATATTTTCTTAAAACCATTAAAGCGTATTGGGAATCTTGTTTATCATACATTGGTATTGCAACTTCTTTAGATACTTTACCTACAAGACTTTCTGAAAAATCCCACTTCTTAGATAAACCGTCATCTGCTAAGACAGCATCACCAGCTTTGTTTATAATATCAAGAAACTTTTGTGGTACTTTTGATTCTAATATTGTAGGACTAAAAGTTTGTTTCCAAGATAATTCTATTTGTTCTTCACCAGCATTTGCTGAACTACCTTGAACATGACTTGCTTTATCCCCTTTACCATCCATATCAGAATTCATTACAGCTCTATTGAATTTCTTTCTTCCACCAAATGGTGTATTACGTTTTCTTTTTGCCATCATCTTTCCTTAACATTTCAAATAATTCTTTTTCAGTAAAATGATATAGTTGACCTTTTGTTCCATTCATTAGTTTATCTATAATGGATTGGACTGGGTGTTTAAGTCCTATATCTCTAAATATTATACTCTTACAACATTCACTTATAAATCCAATATCACGAATAAACCTATGGTCTTTTAAATCAAAACCATTTTCACCCATTGTATGAATTAATTGCACCATAAGATGCTCTGTCAAATCATCTGCAAATAATAAGTCTTCTTGTAGTTGATTTTGTAATGGGTCTTTTGGAGTCTTTACTTTCTTTGCAGATTGTTTTTTCCAAGGCCCCTTTATTACTGTTGCTGTTTTGGTGCTATCGTCTTCCATTTTACCCTCATTTGTTCGTCTTTACCATAATAATCACTACACCAATTTCCATGTTGGATATAATGATTCATCTGTCTTATGTATCCTTCAATACTTGCAAGTTTAGCAATAGAACCTTTGACATTCCTTCTAACCTCTGCACGAAGTGGTGATGCTTTTTCTCTATTGTGTTTTATCCACTCTCTAACTTTCTTGTAGGAAAGAAAATGGTCGTCAGGCAATGCGATAACATGTGGGGATACATTTTTATATTGTATTGGGCCCTTTGCTTCCCTCGCTTTTGCAAGTCTTTCTGCAGCTGCCATCTTCTGTTCTTCTGTCATGGGTTTACGTTTTTTAGGACGTTTTGATGTACCCTCTTT